ATCTATGCATATTTTGAGAAACAATTTATATTCTCTGACTTATGAAAGTAAGGATGGAGAAAAATTGTTAGGGAATGTTATGGCATTGAAAGGTTTTAACTTTTTAATGCCATACCATTTTATTCAATACATGCAATTGATGGAATTACCATTGAGTACTAAATTGTCATTGTCACGAATTAATTACAGTGAAAAAGTCTATAACAGTATGATGTCTTTTACTTTGAGTGAAATTATTCATGCTGATGGAACTTTAAATCGTGCCGTTCGTTTAACTCAAAAAGAAGATGAATTAGATGCTATAATTTTTTGTCCTTCTGAACGCTCCAATATTGTGTGTCATCGTTCCATATTGAAACATTTTATATTGAGAGAAGAACAATGCCGTTTATTTGGAAAAATGGAAGGTGTGCTTCTTTCTTATAATAATGATAATGGACAAATTGCCAAATTGATTAAAACTTTGAAAAATGTGCATTCATTTGATACACCCTTACCTATTTCTGTTTTAGGTCATGAATATATTCAAAGGCATGGATATTTGTATGAAGGGAATACAATGAAAGGAGAATGTGGTGGACCATTGATAATTTTAGCCAATAGTTTGATTCGCAAAATAGTTGGCATGCATGTTAGTGGTATGGCAGGAGAAGGTTATTCGGTGAAACTGAATCAAGAATTGTTGGAGGAACATCTTGATGCATTAGCCGCTAAAATTCCAGATGGACATCGTAGTCAATGTTATGTTCACATTGATGAAAGTATATTACGATCGAATGAATGTGACATTCCATTAGGAGTGTTCCCCGAAATTGGTAAAGTTAAAATTCCATTGTATCAATGTTCGAAAACGGTTTTGCGACCGTCTTTGATACATGGAGAGATAACTATACCAATAACGAAACCAGCATACTTGCGGCCTTTTATGAAAGATGGAGTTTTGATTAACCCAGCTATAAAAGGATTAGAAAAGTGTGGTGGAATAACGAAATTAATTGATCCTATTAAATGCGAAATGGCACATAACTATATTTATCAAAAAGTAAGTCGTGATTATGTTGGTTGTGGTTACGAAAAATATGCCCGTGTTATGACATATGAGGAAGCTATTATGGGTAATGAGGATATGTTTATTTCTGCTATGTGTAGATCAACATCTCCTGGTTATCCTTTTAATAGTGATCCTCAATATAAATCACGTTTACCTGGAAAGCAAGCATGGATGGGAAAAGCAGAGGATTTTGATTTTACTTCTGATAAGGCTTTGGAATTGCGAGCAATTGTTGATCAATTGCGTATCGATTGTTTAAATGGTGTTATTACAAATGTTATTTGTGCTGACACTATGAAAGATGAACGTAGACCAATAGCCAAAGTTGATGAAGGTAAGACTCGATTATTCTCTGCTTGTCCTATGCATTTCGTAACTTTATTTCGACAATATTATGTTGGATTTGCAGCTTTTATCATGCATAATAGAAATGTGAATGGTATAGCTGTAGGAACTAATGTCTATAGTGCAGATTGGGATCAAATAGTACGACAAATAAAGCTTAAGGGAAACAAAGTTTTAGC